TAATGGGTCAGCGGCGGGGAGTGATGGCAGCAATTATCTTTTGGACCATTTCCTGGGTGCGCCTTATCTCAGCCATCATCTGGGCGTTTTGCTCGGCGAGCGTCGATAACGAGACGCCGCCTGCTGCAGCGGTGAGACGGTTGATGATCTCGGTATTCATGGAATGATCAGCGCGGCTGGCTGCTTCCTGGAGGTCCGCATGCAGATCGGCGGGGATGCGCATAGCGGTTTTGATGGCTGGCTTCTTCTGTGGCTTTTCTTTCATGCGCGCGATTTTTGCGCGATTCCGACGAGGAGTGTTGTAAGTGCCATACAACCTATGGCACTTTTAGGCCAGAAAGCCCCGGCAGTTACCGTTTGTAACGATGGCGACATGCACGATCCGGGCGGCAATGTACTATTTAGTTACGTTATGCAACATAAATAGAGTGATAAAGTTGTTCTGTTCGGAAGATGTAGGATCATTCCTACGTCATATATTGGCGTAGAGCAAATCCCAAGAGGAAGACAAAAAAATGATGGAAAAGACCGGGCCGAAGGTCGCTATTGCGCCAAAAACTGACAATGACGGCTTTCAGTTGTCGAGCCGGGAGCGCAGCCTGATTTCCAGTTTTCGAGCGATGAAGGGAAGTGCACAAGGGATGCTGCTCGACCTGGCCGAGCAGTACAAACGCACGCTGCCAGCCGAGCCGGTCAAGCTACGCTTATTGACGCCTGGGAAGGGGGAGGCCTGAATCAAATTCCTTAGGGGCCACAGTGGCGGCGCCATAGATCATTAACTTTCCGTCCTTAGTCGCGCGACGGTAAAGCTCAAGCAGTCTTTTTTCTTCTCCATCTACTCTTTCAAGAGTTGTCTCATTTGACGCTGAGGCGTCCGTCAGCGGCTCGCCCATGAGCAGCTGATCCGCGGAGATCTGCAGCACTCGAGCTGCTGCGATCGCATTCGCGCGGGAAATTCGTCCGTCGCGTATCCACTTCGTTACCGCTGTCTTCGAAACGCCAGTTTGCTCAGCCAGCCATTCCTGGGTTCGGTCGAGCTCGGCCAGCCTCGCCTTAATGATTTTGCCTGTAGATGAATTCATGGCCGGAATCTTCGGTTGAAACCCCGGCACTTTCAATAAACCTGTGGTTAATTGTTCTTGCACCATAAGTTAACCTGTGGTTTACTACGGTTATGGATAAGACCAACACATCAGCAATTCAGCGTGCTGCGGACGAGGTGGGTGTTCCGGCGATTGCGAATGCTTGCGGGATCTCGGTACAGGCCGTCTACAAGTGGGTGCGTAAGGGCCAGGCGCCGGCGGAACGGTGCGAGGCGATTTCACGCGCCACCGGCGGTCGCGTCCCGACGATCGATCTGCTGCCAGCATCATTGCGCGCCATGGTTGGCCCGCACTGATCGGCATCAGCCTTCACGCTATTTGAGCCCGGCAGTTGTCCGGCGCGCCGCGCCCCGCAATAGACCGCAACCACTCCGCCGCGGTCGAGCTGGAGCGGCACAGCGACCAGATCGCAGTTCATCAGTACGAAAGCAGCGTTGGACATGTAGGACTCCGAGTGGCTGAAGTTTCAATACAGACATTTTCGCAATAGCAAGTTTCCAAAACATCATTTTTTAGCGGGATAAACGAATGAACGCCAAAGACGCCTTCCATCAAACCGTTCACTCCGCGCCTGGCGGCTGCGTGGCACTTGCTGCACGCCTGGGGATGTCGGCAACGATCCTGCGAAACAAGGCGAACCCGAACAACGACGTCAACGTGGTGACGATCGACGATATCGAGCGAGTGATGGAGATTACCGGCGATTACGGCGTTCTGCATGCCCTGGCGCAAAACCATGGCTTTGTGTGCACGCGGATCGACGAGCAGCCGGCGTCCGACCTGGCCGTGCTGGAGTCGGTGACGGACATCTGGCAGCACCTAGGCACGTTCGGAGCTGAAGTGCACAAGGCCCTTGCGGACGGACGGATCGAGGCGCACGAGGTCAGGGCGATCGAGGCTGCAGCCTTCACGATGTTCCGCCCGGTGATGCAGCTGCTGGCCCGGGTGAACGGCATGTCGGAAAAGCCGGTTTCGAAGTAGGGAGTGCCCAGGCGGCGGGTAGCCGTCACCAATAACCACAACACGGAGTCAACGATGAGTGCAGTAGACCAAGAAACCACCGCGGCGGAAGTGCTGAACCCGAGCGCCTTGCTCGATTACCTGATGTCGAAGCTGAACTTGAAGAACGATGCTGCCCTGGCGCGCGCACTGGACGTTCAGCCGCCGGTGATCAGCAAGATCCGCCACAACCGCCTGCCGATCGGTGCCACGCTGCTCATCACCATGCACGAGCTGACGGGCAAGACCATCGCCGAGTTGCGTGCGGTGATGGGCGACCGTCGCGCGAAGTTCCGCGGCCCGTTCGGCGCCGAAGTGACGGGCGAGTAGCCAGGAGCCTGCAATGAGTGCCTCGACCCTGTTCGACAAGCTGCGCAAGGAATTCGAGATCCCGAGCGATTCGGCCTTGGCCCGCGAGCTGGAAGTGACGGCGTCCGATATCAGCAAGTCCCGCAAGAAAGGGGAGATCAGCGACCGAGTGATCTTGCGGGTTCACGAGTACCTCGGGTGGCCGGTCTCTGAAATTCGCCAGGAGCTGGCGCAGATCACTCCCCACCAATACCACGATAACTCCGACCAGGTCAGCACGACTGCGGTCAGTCAATAAGAGAAGGCAGATGGATCAAGAGGAAGAGAAACAGCCGGCGCCGGTACCGATCGAGCCCGGCCACGTAATGAGCCGTGAAAAGTACGAGAAGTGGGTAGCTGAGCAGCAGAAATGAAAAAGCCCGACGGCAATCGGGCTCAGTGAAGCAAGTACAACTAAATGGAGAACGCATGTTAGCACAAACTAAAGCGCCGGCAGCGCACGCCGGTTTTTCGACCGCACCGGATGTCTTCGGCGCCCGATCGGCTCACTGGCTTACCGTCGCCGCTGGCCTGTTGGTCGCAGCTCATACCGTGGCCGACGAATACCTGCAGGATGAGCGCGACGACATCCGCGCCTGCCTCGATGCGAAACACCACCAGGCGATTCGCAACCTTTTCGAGGCCATCAAGAACGCCGACCGGGCCGGCCTGGCGGATGCATGCGCTGATCTGCAAACCCTGAGCCTCACGGCGCCAGTGGAGTTCTGGTCGGTCATCAATGACAAATTCACGGCCTGCTCGCTGTCGGACCTGATCCGCGAAAACGACTGGCTGCGCCCGGGTGATGTCGTCTACCAGGCGTCGATCATCCGCCGTCATACGATCACGGAGGCCGAATACAAGGAGGCCGCCGAAGTGAATGCGCCGGCCCGGGATCCGCGCGTTCCTGACCTGTTCGAGACTGGCGGTGCAGCATGAAGATGCTCGTACTGGCAAAGGAGGGCGATCGCGTCGTTGACGCCGCCCCGGTCGACATCGGGGCTGGCGCGGAGCAGTTCGCCGCCCACCGCGCAGTCGACACCTACCTCGGTCCATTCGCCTGGTCGGTGTCGCACGTTGCTACCGGCTTCCGGCTTGCGTCTGGCGAAACCGCCAAGGAGGCGATCGAGAAAGCGGAGGCCGAGTGGAGGGAGAAAACGCCTCTGCAGCGCGACGCTGCACTGCAAATTGCTCGCGCAACGCGGTCTGTTCGTCAGCGCAAGGCACTGGCTGAGGTGCTGCCATGACCCGCGCCCACCACGTAACACACAGCTACACCGCGGCCCGAATCGAGAACATCCGCAAGCTGGTCGGCGCACTGATGGCCCGCCAGTTGCTGCGCGACGATATCGGCGCCCTTCTGGGCGTCAGCCCCTCGTGCGTGCGCAAGTACCTGGCTGACCTGTGCCAGGTGATCGAATCTGTGCGCGAGGCCGGCATGCAGGTTTGCCGCCTGAAGATCGATGCCGACGCGGCGCAAGCCTACCTCGTAGCCCTCGGCGCCCAGCTGCACGCGCGCCCCGCGCCGAAACCGCACCCGTCGCTCCTGGAGATGGCAATGCGCGACCCGGGCCGGCACATCCACATCATGCGAGACGACGAAGAGTACAAGCCGCGCATGTTCCGCGCGCTGCCGCAGCACGAGCCGATGATGGCGCACTTCTTCAACCTGGGCCCGGTCGAGGTGCGGGCATGAAGGCGATCGACCTCTTCGCCGGAGCCGGCGGCTTCAGCACGGGCGCCAAGATGGCTGGAATCGACGTCGTGTGGGCTGCGAACCACTGGCCGGAGGCCGTCGAGATCCACGCGCGGAACCACCCGGGCGCGGCGCATGCGTGCCAGGATCTGCACCAGGCGAACTGGCAGGACGTACCGGCGCATGACATCCTTATGGCGTCACCCTGCTGCCAGGGGCACAGCAGGGCGCGCGGCAAGGCCAACGGTAACCCGCAGCACGATGTGAGCAGGTCGACTGCCTGGGCGGTGGTATCCGCAGCCGAGTATCACCGGCCGGCCTTTGCGGTTATCGAAAACGTGCCTGAGTTCACGCGCTGGTCGCTGTATCCCGCGTGGTGCGCCGCGATGGATGCGCTGGGCTATGCGCTTACGCCGATGGTCGTCGACGCTGCCGACCACGGGGTTCCGCAGCACCGTGTTCGCCTGTTCATCGTCTGCGTCCGCGCGAAGCGTCCGCTGTTCCTTACCTTGCCGCAGCGCGAGCACGTGCCGGCGGCGAGCTTCATCGAATTCACGGCGGGCAAGTGGCAGCCTATCGAGCGACCGGGCCGCGCCGCGGCGACTCTCCGCCGGGTCCAGGCCGGCCGGCGCGCGCACGGCGACCGTTTCGTCATGCCGTACTACGGAGGTGGATCTGGCCTGACCGGGCGATGCTTGAGCCGTCCGATCGGCACCATTACCACGAAAGACCGCTGGGCGGTAGTTGACGGCGATCGGATGCGCATGTTGGTTACTCAGGAATGCCGGGCCGGCATGGGCTTCCCGGCAGAGACCATCTTGCCGGAGCGGCATGTAGATGCAGTTCGCATGCTTGGGAATGCGGTTGCACCGCCCGCCGCGTGCGACGTAATGACCGCGATGCTGGAGGCCGCATGACCGACAAAAAGCCCGACCACCCAAGGCTGGTGAATTTGGCCGGCGCAAAGGACGCCGCAGAGGATGCGGCGCGCGCAAAGTTGGCTCGCGACGTCGCAGAGTCTCTTCGTATTAGGGCGGAGAGCCGCCCGATGTACTTGGAGCTGATCACCGCGACTGCGCGGGACTGGTTCGATAAGTTCCAGGCGCTGCAAAAGGCTGGATTCACGGCGGCGCAAGCGCTTGAGCTCTGCTGGAGGCCGCTCTCATGACCTACATCCGCCACTCCGCCCCTCGCTGCATCGCATGCGGCCGTCCACAAGGCCGCGCACACGCACCTGACTGCTGGGTTGAAAAAGTCACTATTCGGAGGTTCGCATGACCGCCAAACCTAAATTCTATGTCCCGAGCAAAGGCAGCGCAGCGCGGCTGGCTGCCGAACATCTGCTCAAGACTGGTCCGATGACGGAGGCGGAACTCTGCGCCGCAGTTGATTTCGGTCTCACCTCCGGCAAGCGCGCCGAGAAGCTGCAGCGCGCAGTCAGCACTGGTGTGCTCACTCATCGCCCCGACGGGAAATTGGACTGCAACCCGTCGCTCCGGGGCTGGTTCGAAAACCAGGAGCGCGAGAACGAAGAGGCAACGCCGATCGGCGAGATCACGCCGGCGCAGTACCGCCCGAGCGTGTTCGCCAGCCAGGGCATCAGCAAGAAGAACATTCCGAACAGCCGCGGCACCCGCTCGGATATTCCGACCTGGTCGCATCGCCCGGAGGGATTCGGGCTCAAGAACATCGCCGGGAGCCAGTCGTGAAACTCGGCACTATGACGTCAGGCTGTCGGGCCAAGTGCCTCGTCAACCTTGGCCGTGGCGACTCTGGTGGCCGTGTTTTGGGCATCAGCTTCGTTGTCCTGCAGGTCGCCGACCGACCCGCGAAGCGTCTCGGCACCTTCTTTCCACGCCCGGAAGTGGCTCATCCACTTGCCTTGGTTGGAGCGCGCCGGGGTGATGGCCCATTCGATGGTGTAGCCCCTGTATTTCTCCAAAAGCATTGTGTAGACGATGTCCTTCGGCTCGGCGTCGTTGCGCATGGTTTGTCTCCTTATAAAGAAGGAATCGTAACATGCTGAGCCGCTCGCCCTTTAAGCCAGGCAAGCCACTTCAGCGCAAGACGCCGATGTCTCGCGGCAGCGGGTTCAAGGCCCCCGCGGCCGGCGCCGGCCTGCTGCGCGTAGCTGCAGGCCAGAAGAAAGCCGCGTTCCCGCGAAACCGGGGACTGAAGCCAACGAAGCTTCCGAAGCCGATGAAGTCGCGAGGGATGAAAGGCCGCCCGCCGACTGCGGAGGAAGCGCGCTTCATGGACAAGATGGGACAGCTGCCGTGCATCGCCTGCCTGAAAGACGGCTGGACGAACCACGTCATCAGCTTGCACCACATAGACGGGCGGACGAAGCCTGGCGCGCACTTCGTGGTCTTGCCTTTATGCGCGGAACACCATCAGCAGGACGACAGCGACGTCCGCCAGCGAATCAGCGTGCACGGCCACAAAAAGCCGTTCGTGGCGCGCTACGGCACCGAGCTGGAACTGCTGGCGGAGTGCATTTCCTTAATCGAAAACGAGGCAATGACGGCGGCCGCCGGCGCAGGCCTCAAACAAACCAATATGGAGGCATGAAGATGGGTGCATTTTGTGTTTTTGGCGTGAGTCGTCAGGTTTGCCGCAAGCTGGCCGAGAAGAGCGTTCCGACCCACTGCCCTGAGTTGAGGCGCGAACTGACGGCCCCTGAATGGGGGGGGGCGAGTGATGGCCGAGGCTAACCGTCTCTTCGAAGAATCGGAAAAGCAGGTGCGCATCTCGCCGGAGCTCGACGCGCCGCAGTTTTGCCGAGACTGGATCGCCGCATCCCCGGGTGACGTCAAGCTGACCCGCCTGATGTACCGCGGGCCGAAGATCGACAAGCACGGCGCCGTGGTGCTGAAGGATGGCGCTCCGGTTCTGACTTGGCTGCCATACGACGAGTCGGCCGTGTGGCCTCGTCCTTTCGGTGAGACCGCGCGGCAGGAGCTGGAGGTCGCATGACTTCGCTCGGCCTACGCCTTGCCAAACCGCCAGTGTCGCCTCACGCGAACTTGGTGGCCGTCGAGCGCATCGGCGCCAATAAGCAGGGAAGCGCAATCTGGCGCCTGGCGTGCACCTGCGGAAAGGTGCTGGAATCGGACGCCTACAAGATTAGGCAAGGCGGCGCTCACTGCCCCGACTGTAACCCGCGTTACGCCGACCAGCAGGCGAAGAAGGTGCTTGACGTCCTGCCGGCGACCATCGACGAGATCGTTGCGAAGACCGGAATGACGCTGTACCAGGTGAAGTTCCGGGTGGGTCAGATGAAGCCGACTCAATGCCATACCGGGAGGTGGAAGCGCGCCGGCAGTGAGGGCGGCTCCCACCAGCCGATCATCGTCGCCGGGCCCGGCCCGGATGTTCCGTGTCCTTTCAGGGCCAGGACGCCCGCCGAGACCAGCCGTCGCTACCGGAAGCGGGTCAAGAAGGCGATCGAGAAAGCGCTGATAACCGGAAAGGCTCCGGTTCGCTATGTGCGACTGGTCGCGCGCCGGCAGGCTGACGAGATGGCAGCACGAACCCGCGTGGCGCCACAAACCTGGGCGTCGGCACTCGGACTGTAAATGGATGCCGCTTGAAGCGGCGCTGTTAGGAGATTGATATGGGAAGCATTCTGAGTTTGCAAAATTCCACGTCGCGCGCCGGCCTGATGCCGTTCCAGTTTGACGGGGTGCAGATCCGCATCGTTACCGATGACGACGGAGTGCCATGGTTTGTGGCTGCCGACGTGTGCGCGGTACTGGGTGGCGGCGTTGAGCAAACCCGCCGCCTGGACGATGACGAAAAGGGGTTGCGTACTGTGCAAACCCCTGGCGGTGCCCAGCAAATGGCGACGATTAACGAGTCCGGCCTGTACAGCCTGGTGCTGACCAGTCGAAAGTCGGAGGCGCGCACATTCAAGAAGTGGATCACATCCGAAGTGCTCCCTGCTATCAGGCGTACCGGCTCGTATTCTGCTTCCCCGGCGTTGCCGAAGTCGTTCGCAGAAGCTTTGCGCCTGGCAGCCGACCAACAGGAGACCATCGAGGCCCAGGCCGCAGAACTCGCTGCCGCGGCGCCAGCTGTGGAGTTTGTCGGGCGGTACGTCGACTCGACGGGGCTGAAGGGCTTCCGCCAGGTCGCGAAGCTGCTGGGCGCCAAGGAGAATCTGTTCCGCGACTTCCTCATCGAGGAGAAGATCCTGTACCGCCTGAACGGTGAACTGACCCCGCACTCGCAGCACATCGACGCCGGCCGCTTCTGCGTCAAGGCTGGCACTGCGGAGAACAGCGGCCATGCGTTCAACTCGGCGCGCTTTACACCTAAAGGGGTGAATTGGGTGGCGGGTGAGTGGGCAAGGTGGCGACTCAAGCAACGCGGGGAGGGCGCCCATGTGTGACCTCTCGACTCTCGACGCTCTGCGCGAGCAGGCGCAATCAGCGCCAGAGGTGACGGTCAAGTCCGAAATCCTTCTTAAGCTGCTTGATCCTGTGATGGTCGTCACAATTAACGCGCCTAAGAAGCGCGCCAAGCGTGAGAGGCCGCCGGTCGATCCCGGCGACAAGGTCTGTGCCGAATGGCTGCTCAAGGTCCGGGACCGGACGGCGCCGAAGATGAAGAAGCCGAACATCGAGGCATGGTCTGACGACATTCGCATCATGCGGGAACAGGACGGGCGCGAGCGAAAGGAAATCTGCGAGCTGTTCTTGTGGGCCCATAAGAACGACTTCTGGTGCGCAAACATCTTGTCGCCCAAGGCGCTGCGCGAGCACTGGGACCGGCTGTTCATCCAGGCATCGAAGGCCGCTGAGCCGATGGCGGGAGCGCGGGAAACCGTCGAGGCGCGTAACGCTCGACTGCAGGCCGAGTTCCTGGGCGTGCAATCGGCGCCGGCGTCGGCCTATCTCCAGTTGGAGGCGTGATGGACGACAGCCAGAAACCCGCATTCCTCGACCGGCTCACTGAGATCATGCTCGCCTACGGCAAGCCGCTGCACGACAAGGCGGTGCTCGACGCATGGTGGCGACAGCTACAGGAATTCCCTCTCCGCATCGTCGCCTTGGCGTTCAGCGCCTATCGGGAGGAAAACGACACCTTCGCCCCGGTGCCGAACAACATTTACAAGCGCTGCCTCCTGATGGACGGTCGGCCCGGAGCCGAGGAGGCTTGGGCGGTCGCGCTGCGTAGTACCGACGAGGCAGACACAGTCGTGTGGACGCAGGAGATGGCCGCGGCGTTCGCGATCTGCCGGCCGGTCCTTGAGTCCAGTGGTGCGATTAGTGCGCGCAAGCCGTTCCTTGAGGCCTATACGCGGCTGGTGACGGAAGCCCGCGCGGTCCGCCGCCCGGCAGAGTGGATAGCGTCGCTTGGCTGGGACAAGCAACAGCAGGTTCAGGTGCTCAAGGCGGCGAAAGCAGCGGGACAGCTGGCGGGGCCCGCTGCTGCGGCACTGCTCGAAGGCCCGGCCGGGGATTCGGCGCCCGACGACTCATCGCGAGCTCAGCTCGCAAGGATCAAGCAGATGCTCAAGGATATGGAGCTCGACCGCGAGTTGCGCCATCTGGTTGAGCTTGAGCGCAGGGATCAGGCGGATGCGATCTACAGGATTCAGACTCAGCAGAAGGTCGACCGATACCAGCAGAGGGCAGCATGAGCCAGGCAATCGAAGAAATCTGCGCCATGTGCAAGCACTTCAAGATGAAGGAATACCCAGAGCACGCCCGAGTAGGGCTCGGCCGGTGCATGGGATACGACGGCACCATGGCGCCGCTGATCAATCCGTTCGTGAACTGGGGCACGAAGGCATGCAAGAACTACGTCCGGCCGGCGAACAGAGCGGAGCGGGTTGATTGGGTCGAGAAACGCATGCAGAAAGAGCAATCGAAAGCAACATCAACCGCAGTACCAACTAGGGAGAAGAAATGAAGAAGTTCATTGCCCGGCTTGTTGCCAACTTCCAGCGCCTCGTCGTCGATGCTGCGATTGCGGAGCTGGAGGCGCGTCGGTGAAGAGGGGGCTACAAGCACTCGGCCGCCTCAAGGTCGGCGCGATGAACAAGACCGAGCAGGCCTACGCCGCGACGCTCGCCCAGCGCCAGCACGCCGGCGAGGTCGCTTGGTACAAGTTCGAAGGGATGAAGTTTCGCCTGGCGGACAACACGTTCTACACCCCGGACTTCGCCGTGATGCTCGAAAGCGGCGCTCTGGAGATGCACGAAGTGAAAGGTTTCTGGGCCGACGATGCTCGGGCGAAGATCAAGATCGCCGCCGATCTTTACCCGATGGCCTTCGTCGCCGTCCGGGCGAAGCCGAAGAAGGACGGCGGCGGCTGGGCAATCGAGGAGTTTTGATAGATGAATGTAGAAATCGACAACGTAACCACGCTCCCTGTGCGCCGCCACACCACCAGCACAGAACGGGTGCTTACGGAGGTGCACAGTTACGCGTGCCGGCATGCTCGCTTCAGCGTCGACGAAAAACTAGAGCAGGTCGAGTGCACCGACTGCAAGGAGCGCTTGAGCCCGATGTTCGTGCTGATCCAGCTGTGCAGGCAGGAGAACCGATACCACGAACTGCATGCGCGATACCACGACGAGCTGAGGCGCCTGGGCGAACGGAGTAGAACGAAGTGTCAGCACTGCGGGCAGATGACCAGCATCAGCAGGGGCTAAGCCATCGGCAAGCCGCGCGCCAATCTGCGCGGCATACAACAAGGGGATTAGGATGGATCATTTTGGCATTGGTGCGGCAGTGAAGGGCGCATCTGAAGTCTACTTTCAATCAGCGCGCCGCACAGGACGAACCGCCGCTTTTGTCGAAAGCCTGAAAGATGGCGATCGGGTCGGCTGCCTGGGTCGGCGCAATGCTGAGGAGCTGCGTCGCCGGTGTCGCGAGCACGGCGTAGATGTGGAGGTCATCGTGCTCGAGCCGAAGAATGCCGGCGCCATCTTCCAGCGAGGAGCGTCCATGGGCCGCACGCTGTTCGATCACTCATGGATCGAGCAGTTCTACCGAGAAGCGATTGAGCAAGCGGCACGCGACATCGATCACCTGCAGCGCGAATCGTCCGGAGTAGGCGCGGCCCACATCGAGACGAAGTTCCAAGCCCAAGAGATGGCTCGCTGGCGAGGCTAATTCGCAACGCCTTTCCATTTGGCAAAGTTCGGGCGGGCAATAAAAATATGCTTGAGCTGGTACATTCCTAGTACCTTTTCTAGGAGCAAGCCATGCCCTTCGCCGACCACTATGTCAACGCACTGAACTCGTCCAATCTGAAAGATGATGAACTGCATCGCAAGACCGATGCGCTGGCAGCTGCAGCCTTGGCTGATCTGAATGGCGGCCAGGGCAGTGTGTTTGGCTCCATGCTCACGCGCGCCAAGTATGGCAACGGCGCCCGGAAGGCATTCGAAGCTGGCGCCATGGAGCTAGCTGGCCTGCTGCGAGCCTGGCGGCAGGTCGTAGCCAAGCGCGGGCTTGAGCGGGGATGGTTCCCGAAACCGCGCGCCGAGTGGGATGCCAACGCGATCCATAAGCGCTTCGCCCAGATCGCTGAGCAGTCGCTAGCGCACTGGCTCGGCGGCAACTGCGAGGAGTGCAAAGGCTCGACGGTCGGCGCCAATGGCTTGACCTGCAAAGCATGCAGCGGG